GATTCTTCCAACCGCATACGGCAATATTTGGGTTTATGGGGTAATTGACGAGCTGATGCCGGCCAGCGTCCACGACATCAAAACAACCGGTAGTTATACCGTGGGAAAGTTCAAAGATCACCACCAGCATTTAGTATATCCATACGCTTTAATGCAGAACGGCTCAGATGTGAGGACTTTCGAGTACAACATCGTAGAGTTCAACAAAGGCGGTTATGTGGTAGATACCTATACAGAAACATACGTTTTCAACCCCGAACGTGATATACCTATCCTCACTAACCATTGTGAGGAATTTATCCGGTTCCTGGAGGAAAACAGGGAATTAATTACCGATCGTAAAATATTTGGAGGAGAAAACTAATGGCAAACCAAATCACGGGACGGATAATCGAAATTGGACAAACCGTTCAAATACCATCCAAAAGCGGTGGTTCCTCATTTATAAAACGGGAGTTTATTTTAGATGCTACCACTTACGACCCTTATACGGGAGAGCGTAGCGAGTATGAGAACATTATTCCCTTAGAGTTTTCGGGTGACAAGTGTACAGAACTTGACCGCTTTAATCAGGGTGATGTTGTTACTGTATCATTTGTCTTACAAGGGCGTTCTTGGACGAATCAAGACGGAGAATTCAAACGTATGGCATCTATCCGGTGCTACAAAATAGATGCGCGTGGCGGTGTATCGCAATCCCCACAAACAACATCGGTACAACAGCCAGCGCCACAGTCGACCTATCAGCAACAGCCGCAGAACTTTCCGCCTCCGGTTGATGCTAATGGCAATGTAAAGGACGATTTACCTTTTTAGCGTATGCTGTTCGACTTGAAGAATGATATGGAAGAGATTTGGAAAACAGTAAAAGGTTATAATGGATATTATCAAGTTTCTAATACAGGTAAAGTTCGGAATCCTAATAAGGTGCTTACTCCAAATGTTGGAGTAAAGAACGGATATGTTTATGTTACTTTGAGAAAAGATAAAAGACTGTTACATCGAATTGTTGCAGAAACTTTTATCCCCAATCCATTTAATAAACCAGAGGTAGACCACATTAATGGAATTAGAACGGATAATAATGTTTGTAATTTAAGGTGGGTAACTCGCACGGAAAACAATAATAATCCTATTACTAAAAGCCGTTTTAGTAAATCTGCTAAAGGTAAAGTTATCAATGCAGAAACTAAAAAACGAATGTCAATGAGCCGAAAAGGGGAAAAACATCCAATGTATAATAAAAAGCATTCAAGTTTTTCTAAAAGAAAGATGTCTATAACTCATTCAATTCCAGTTGTGCAATTTGGATTACAAATGAATTATATAGCTGAATTTGAAAGTGCAAAAGTGGCTTCTCTTGAAACACAAGTTGCTGCATCAAGTATCAATGCTTGTACGCTCGGCAAAAGGAAAACGGCTGGTGGCTATATTTGGAAAAAGAAAAATGATATTTAATTTATCAAATCATTATGAAATACCCAAGTTCAAGGAGTATGTAAACAAGCTATTTAGTGAACGTGCGGTGGTGGAAGTGAAAAAGAAACTACCTAACCGCACGCTTGCCCAAAACAGCTACTTGCATCTTCTTTTAGGGTATTTCGGTGGTGAGTACGGTTGCAGTCTCGACGAAGCAAAAATTGACTTCTATAAGAGGACTTGCAACCGTGATTTGTTTGAACGTAAGATGGTCAACAAGAAAGGCAATGAAGTAACCTATTTGCGCAGTTCTGCCGAGCTGACAACAGGTGAAATGACTTTGAGTATTGACCGTTTCCGAAATTGGAGTGCCTCAGTGGCAGGTATCTATCTGCCGGCTGCAAATGAACATCAAATGCTGATATACGCCCAGCAGGAAATACAAAGAAATCAAGAATTTATTTAGTTATGAAAGCATTATTTAAAATGGACTTCGATTGCGGAAGAATGGGCAATCTTGAAGGAGTATTTATTGCAGATACAGAAGATGTCGAATACTTAGTGAATAGTAAAATCTGTGTTTACTTCGGTGAAGTACTTGGCAAACACTCTGAAATATCCGGGTGTGTGGCTGAAAGTGAAATCAAACAAATAACCACCGATGAAAATGTAATCAAGATAGTTGAAGAATATGGGCTCAACAGTGGGTATAATCCATTTGAATACACTCTTTGTACATCAGAAACGGAAGATGTACCCGACAACGGAGTTGACTGGGATGATTGTATGGTACAGGAGTATATCGACTTTAAACGCAAAGGGATTATTCCTAGTTTCTATAAAGAAGAATATGAAGTATGGTTGAAGAATAATAACCAAAAGTAAAATATTTATGGACAAATTTTTAGGTCAAGAAATCCTTGAACAGGAACGTTGGCAGTTCCTTCAGGATAATGCCGATGCAGTAGAGAAAATTGGTTATACCCACCGATTCACACCCGAAGAATTGGCGCAAAAGAAAGAAACATTAGCCGAGGTATCAATCACCATCAATGATATTGAGATTGAAAAGAAAGAGGCTATGGAAGAGTTCAAAGAACGCCTGAAACCTTTGAATGAAGAAAAGCAGGAACTTCTGGACCACATCAAGAGAGGTTCTGAGTTTGTGGAAAATGAAGAATGTGCCAAAATCCTTTACCATGAGGAAAAGATGGCAGGATTCTATAACAAGTTGGGTGAACTGGTTTACAGCCGCCCGATTATGCCGCAAGAAATGCAGAAGACAGTATTCAGTATTAACCGTAAAACAGGAACAGAATCATGAGCGAAAACAAATTAAACGTGATTATACCGAAAGATTATAACGGTGCACCAATTGAAGTAGTATTGAGAGAGGGAGAAGCCCCCGTAGCACTCGACCCAAAAGAACCAGAAAGAGTAGTTATCAATGGAACGATAGATGCACCTCTCAGATGGTTGGAAAAACGTGTCGAACTGATTAATCAGAAATCGACCAATATCATTGTAAATCGTGATAAGATGGGGTTAGCATTAACTATTGATGAAACCAACTACTATCAGACTGAAATCAACGGTATTTTGCAGCCTTCAAAAGAAATGCAGGAGTTTGGTATCAACGTTGAAAAGAAATGGGAACCCATCAAGTTATCTAAGTTCATCAAAATGCATCGTGCTTTCTTTACTGACAAGTCACAGAATATGATGCTTGTATCTACTTTGAAGAATTTCAAAGCAAAGGTAAACCAAGACATTGAGCGCAGCAAGGAGGAAAACGGCAGCAAAGTTGACAACTACTCGCAGGTGGTTGATTCCAATTTGCCGAAATCATTCAAACTGAACATCCCTCTTTTCAAAGGCTTTGCCTGTGAAGAAATCGAAGTTGAGATTTACGCTGATGTAGACGGTAGAGATGTTTCACTTTCTTTGGTTTCTGCTGGTGCGAATGAAACCATTGAGGAATACAAAAACAAGGTGATTGACGAACAGATTGAAGCAATCAAAGGTGTTGCACCTGACATCGTAATCATCGAAGTATAATTGACAGCCCGGAAAGACGGGCATCTGGTATCGTGGCGGAATTGGTAGACGCACGACGAGTACTGGAGCTTTACCCAGCCGGAAGGGTTACTCAAAGCAGAAAGCTCATGCAGGTTCGAATCCTGCCGATACCACAAACTAAAACAATGAATTATGCCGTATTACATCAAGAAGCCTAAGAAGAAAAAAGAAAAGCCTTTACCTCTGTTTGATAAAGCAGGGATAGCAGTAAAGAAGAAGCCGGATTTGAAAGCTAAGCTCGACAAGGAGTTTTCCCTTTTTATCCGGCTTCGTGATGCAATGCCAAACGGATATTTTAGATGTATCTCGTGCGGACAGATAAAGCCGTTTACACAAGCAGACTGCGGGCACTATTTCAGTCGTACACATCTGGCGACCCGTTTTGATGAGAATAATTGCCATGCCGAATGCCGGCACTGCAATAGGTTCAAAGCCGACCATTTGGAAGGCTATCGGGTGAATCTAATTACTAAAATCGGTCAACAGAAGTTTGATTTGCTGAAAGTCAAAGTTGCCAGCACTTCCAAAATGACTGATTTTGAGTACGAACAGCTAATCAAGTATTACAAGGCCCTTAATAAGAAATTACGAAAGGAGAAAGGGCTATGAGTTATAAAAAATCATGTAATAAGATGCCTGATTTGTCAGGACATAAGTTCGGTAGATGGCTTGTATTGCATAAGGATTTGGATAGATTAGACCATAAAGGAATTAAATCTTATTATATCTGTCAATGTGATTGTGGTTCTATTCATTCTGTTAGTGCTTATGGATTACGAAATGGAACATCAAAAAGTTGTGGGTGTAAAACAAAAGATAGAATCACTAAGTATAATTATAGGCACGGTTTGTCAAGAACTGATATTTATAGGATTTTTAGATGTATGAAAGAACGATGCTATTCACCTAAACATTCAAGCTATAAAAATTATGGAGGCAGGGGAATAGGTATCTGTGAAGAATGGAAAAATAATCCTGAGTCGTTTGTTAATTGGGCTTTGAATAGTGGTTATCAAAAAGGGCTTACTATTGATAGAAAAGATGTAAACGGAAATTATTCTCCTGAAAACTGTAAATGGGCTACCAGAAAAGAGCAGGTTAGAAACCGAACTAATACTGTATATATACATATTGATGGCAATCGGTATTCTCTTTCTGAATTTTGCGAAAAGCATAATCTTAGTTATGGAGCCGCATGGCAGAACTTTAGGAGAAATAATAGAAATGAAGAATTATTAATCAAATACTTATTGAGAAAATGCAATTCCGTTTGAGAGATTACCAACAGAAAGCCTCTGATGCTGCCGTTTCCTTCTTCAATAACAAGGCGAAGAAAACAAATGCCATTATGGTGTTACCTACGGGCAGCGGAAAGTCGCTTATCATAGCGGATATAGCTGCAAGGCTTGACGGTCATACCTTGGTGTTCCAGCCCTCGAAGGAAATACTCGAACAGAACTTTAAGAAACTCTGCTCATACGGTATTCTTGATTGCAGCATTTATTCAGCTTCTTTCAACTCTAAAGAAATAAGCCGGATAACATTCGCCACCATCGGCAGTGTGAAGAATCATCCCGAACTGTTCACCCACTTCAAGAACATCATTGTGGATGAATGTCATCTTGTAAACCCCAAAGAGGGAATGTACAAGGATTTTTTTGATGCAGTGAAGTGTAAGGTTCTTGGACTGACAGCAACGCCATACCGTTTAAGCTCCAGCCGTGATTTCGGCTCCATGCTGAAATTTATCACTCGGACAAAACCTCATGTCTTTTCAGAGGTCATTTATCATGTACAGGTATCAACCCTATTAGATATGGGCTACTTGGCGAAGTTGGATTACTATTCAATGAATCCTTCAGGGTGGAATGAACTTAACTTGAAAGTAAATACTACTGGTGCCGACTATACGGATAGGTCAGTTCAAAAAGAATATGAACGGATAGACTTCTACGGTTATCTCGTTCATATCGTCCAAAGGCTGATGAATCCCAAAGCCGGAGGAAAACGGAAGGGTATTTTGGTCTTTACCCGTTTTTTGAAAGAAGCGGAACGGTTAACGATGTCAATACCCGGTTGCGCTATCGTTTCAGGTGATACTCCTAAGAAAGAACGTGAACATATTCTTGAGGCGTTCAAAGCTGGTGAAATTCCGGTAGTAGCTAATGTGGGTGTACTTACGACTGGCTTTGACTATCCGGAACTTGATACGGTCGTTATGGCACGTCCTACAATGTCACTTGCCATGTGGTATCAGATAGTCGGTCGTGCCATCCGCCCGCATCCTTCTAAAGAATGTGGATGGATTGTGGATTTATGCGGTAACATCAAACGTTTCGGAGAGGTGTCGGATTTACGATTGTTTGATAGCGGTAATGGTAAGTGGGCTGTATTTTCTAACGGAAGGCAATTAACTAACGTGAGATTCTAAGACTATGGACGAAGGATTTTTGAGGCTAAGCCGCAGGTTTTTCTCGAATGAAATGTGGAATGAAGCCCGTACTTTTAGCAGTTGCGAAGCGTGGTTAGACTTAATTCAGTCTGCACGATTTGAGGCAACGCCCCGAAAGGAGAGTATCGGAGGTCGAGAAATCTCTTATTCAAGAGGTCAATATCCTGCATCCATAAGATTTCTGTCACAGCGTTGGAAATGGTCTGAAAAGAAGGTGCGTTCCTTTCTTGTGCATCTTAGAAAGAAAGGTATGATAACTGTTGAGTGCAATCAAGGAATGAACCTTATAACCTTATGTAAATATGAAGAATATAATCCAATGGGCACAACCAAGGGCACAAGTAAGGACACAGGTATTGAAAAGGAAATCAATGAATTAAGACACGAATGGGCACAACTAAGGGCACAACTTGGGGCACAGCCCATGAACAACAATCTACCGCAATCCGAACTTTTACAAAAATCAGGGCACACAGAGGGCACAAATACAAAGAAAGAAGAAAGAGAGTATATAGATATATCTCTACATCAAAAGAAAGAAAATACTCCTGACGGAGTATCAAAGAAAGACAAGCTTTCTTCGCCCTCCCCCTCTGAAAAGATTGATTACAGCGGATTGATGGAATACTATAATACCACATTCAAAGACAGACTCCAGCAGATAAGATCAATGACTGATGTGAGAAAAAAAGCTGTAAAAGCCCGGATAGCCCAATATGGGAAAGAGTCAGTGAGGAGTGTTTTCAATCTCATTCTTCAATCCCCGTTCTTACTTGGAGCTAATGACCGCAATTGGAAATGCGACTTTGATTGGATTTTCAAACAAGCAAACTTTACTAAAATATTGGAAGGAAACTATAATGGGACAAGACTTAGTAAAAATCAACAGGATAGCGAGCAGCGAAAACGTGATTCAGTTCTTGCAGTCGCTACAACCGTTAGAGAAGCTGCCGCAAAAAAGAGAAAGGAACTTGAAGCAGAGGGCGTTATTGAATAAATATCCCGATCCTGCACAATTCATTCTTGATTACAACCCTGATTTGCAGTTCAAACTTGTCAGATGTAATGCAACCCATTCAGAACTGGCGTTGAATGACAGCATTCCGAGTTTAGGGCTATTGTCTTCTACTTATGGGGATGAAACACCGATAGAATGGCTAAAGATACAATTTGGCTCATTGAATGACTTTGCAGAAGTTTCAACCAAGATAGCGAAAGAGCAACTTTCTGAACTATCGGAGATATTCCTTTCGGAGTATTATTATATAAATGCCGCTGAAATCTGTTTTTTCATAGCACGGTTTAAGTCAGGGAAGTATGGGCGGTTCTACGGTTCAATAGATCCATTGAAAATAACAAGTGCGATGCTGGACTACGTTTCTGAACGTCGGAAAGATATTGAACGGAAAGAGCGTGAACGATACAGAAACCAACGTGAAAAAGAGATAGAGGAGCGTGGAGATAACAGAATCTCTTATGCTGAGTACATTGAAATCAAGCACCGTGCTGATGCAGGAGATGAGGAAGCTAGAAAAATGCTGATATCACCATGAGAATAACCGTTTACTGGGTAACAAGAAATCCGGATGTTATCGTAAGAATCCGGAAAAAGTTCAATATCCCAAGTTATACTTCCGTGAACTACGAAACAGAATGTGAAATCAAGAATGAAGACTTTCCACTGTTAGAAGAAACAGAACGAAGGGGATTCATTCGAATTAGAAATAAGAATACACGATTATGCAAGGAACAGACAAACTGAATACGATAACCAACATCGTATTTGTCCTCACGGACGTTTTAGAAACCAACCTTCTAGAAATGCAGCAGCAATACAAGAAGGAAGGCTTTGAATTGCGGCACGATTCAAAAAGAAACTTCAACACAGTCATAGCCGCGATAAAGAGATTGAAAAGTGATGTGAATCATTGCAGCGAATCCACTCAGGAAAACTTCGGCAATGATTCTGACATGGTGAACGCCATGTTGCTCACACTGATTGACAGATGCGGTGATGATGACAACCTCGCTTATAAGATGTACGAATACATTAAATCTTTCCCGTCCAAACTGAATCTGGACTTGGATTTGGATAATGCGTTCAGCCACCTGTTTAAAAAGGAGAAGTTATGAAATCGCAGAAAAATATCTTAAAATCCATTGAAGGTCTGTCCGATATAGAACTATTTGTTATTGATCTCTTTTGTGGCGCCGGTGGCTTATCCGAAGGTGTGGAAGAAGCACGATTGGATGGAAATAGATGTGGAAAGGTTGTTTGCTGTGTGAACCATGACAAGAATGCCATCCTTTCACATGATGCCAATATCCCTGATGCACTTCACTTTATTGAGGATATCCGTACACTGGAACTTTCCCCGATAAGCACTATTGTAGAACGTATCCGCCAGCTATACCCTGATGCCATGATAATGCTTCATGCCTCTTTGGAGTGTACTAACTTCTCGAAAGCCAAAGGCGGTCAGCCGAGAGATGCCGACAGCCGAACGTTGGCAGAACATCTCTTCCGTTATATTGATGTTATAGACCCTGACTACATTCAGATTGAAAATGTAGAAGAGTTTATGTCATGGGGAGATATGGATGAGAATGGGAAACCTATCAGCATGGACAAAGGCCGGCTTTATCAAAAGTGGGTGCGCAATGTCAAGAAGTACGGTTACAACTTTGAGCACCGCATCTTAAATGCTGCCGACTTCGGTGCCTACACCACAAGAAAACGCTTCTTCGGCATCTTTGCTAAAAAGAACTTGCCGATAGTATTCCCAGAACCGACCCACTGTAAAGGTGGTAGGCAAGATATGTTCTCGCGGCTGGAGAAGTGGAAGCCGGTAAAAGATGTGCTTGATTTCTCTGATGAAGGAACTACCATCTTCAGGGAAAAGCCTCTTGCAGAGAAAACGCTTGAACGTATCTATGCTGGACTTATCAAGTTTGTAGCCGGAGGAAAGGATGCTTTCCTTTCCCGTTACAATACGGTTCGCCCTCAAGACACATGCAAATCAGTTGATGAACCATGCGGAGTGTTGACTACTGAAAACCGCTTTGCAAAGGTACAGGTAAGTTTCCTCTCCAAACAGTTCAGCGGACATCCCGAAAGCAAGAATGTGTCTGTAGAAGAACCGGCAGGTGCAATCACCTGCAAAGACCACCATGTTTTTGTTTCTGCTTATTATGGAAATGGACATAATCATTCGGTAGACCTTCCAGCTCCAACGGTCACAACGAAGGACAGGATGGCTTTAATTGAAAGCCGACTTATGTGTTCTTATAACTTTAAGGATACAGGAAAGGATATTAATCAGCCTTGTCCTACACTTCTGACTAAAGACAGACTTTCCCTTGTATCTCCATTTTTTATGAATCAATATTCTGGAGGTGGTCAGGTGTCTGATATAAACTCGCCATGCCCCGCTGTTACCACAACACCGAAACAAAACTTGGTAACATACCAGCCGTGGATAATGAATACTGCATTCTCAAATGTAGGTAGCAGTATAGAGGAACCCTCCCAGACCATTACCGCAAACAGGAAATGGCACTATCTGATGAATCCACAGTTCAACAGTGCTGGCGGCTCTGTTGATAGCCCCTGCTTCACATTAATAGCCCGCATGGATAAGATGCCGCCTTATCTGGTAGCAACAGAAAGCGGTCAGGTAGCGATTGAAATCTACAACAATGATAGTCCTATGACCGTGAAGATAAAGGAGTTCATGGCACTGTATGGCATAGTGGATATTAAAATGCGGATGCTTCGCATTCCGGAACTCAAAAAGATTATGGGATTCCCTGAAGATTATGTTTTAATAGGCACACAAGCTGACCAAAAGAAATTTATCGGGAATGCGGTGGAGGTTACACAAGCGAGAAAAAATACTGAAGCACTTTGTAAAGTATTGAAAAAGTTGAGATTGAAGAAATTAAAAGAAATAGCTTAATGGAAAATGGAAAACTTATATTAGATGCCTGCTGTGGCAGTAGAATGTTTTGGTTTAACAAACATAATCCTCTTGCCTTATTCGTTGATAAGAGATCAGAGATAGTAACAGCCAAGGATAGAGATAAGATCAGAACCATAGAGATAAAACCGGATATAATAGCAGATTTCACCCACTTGCCGTTTGAGGACAATTCTTTCTACATGGTGGTATTTGACCCACCTCATCTAAAAACACTTGGTGAAACCTCATGGATGGCTAAAAAGTACGGAAAACTGCCGAAAGACTGGCAGTCACTAATACACGATGGATTTACTGAGTGTATGCGCGTCTTGAAGCCTAACGGCACGCTTGTATTCAAATGGAACGAGAGTGAAATAAAAACAGTGGATGTATTGTCTGTTATCCCTTTTAAACCTCTATTTGGACATACCACTGGAAGGCAGAGCAAAACAATATGGATGTGCTTTATGAAACTGCCAATTAACGAATAACGATATAATTATGAAAACAATATTATTTACAATTATATGTGTTATTTCCCTATTATGGGTCGGAGATCTCACAATTACATTTAAGCCGTTTTCCATCTCGTTTCCCGGTTGGTATAAGCCTGTAGGTATCCTTCTATTTTTTCTGTCAATGGCGGTATATACCATCGGAGAATATGCTAAAGGCTATAAACAGGGTTTCGATTATGGGATAAAAAAATGTGTTGAAATACTTGAAAAGAAAAATCCATGAGCAAACTATATAAAGTAACTATTTTCGGGGAATCATTCCTAATCGGGTGGTTCCCTTTCTCTTCACGCTGGTATAACAAGCTAAAGATAATCAAATGATAGTACGTCATTTTATAAGAGTTCCGGTTGGAAGTACTGTCTATTGCGACAATCAGCCGGTTAAAATACTAGAGAAAGGATATGCCCTTGCTCTATGTGATGTCAATGGGAAACGGGTATATATCACCTGCTATGATTTGGAAAAGAAACCATTCGTCAGCACGAATGGGGAAAAATGAAAAAGAGCCAACCCACGCACGACCATGAATCAGCTCTTCCTTACACGATTATGATGCAAATATACTATTTACTTTTAAAATAATCGTGTTATGGAACTGGATTTTAACAAAATAATTCGCCTTAAAAAGATTAGAATTGAGAAATCAGAACTTTCAGAAGAAGAAAACGCCTTGACCACCCCAATTTTGAAAGACAAAAGCCTTATCCATGAAATCTACAAAATATTCGTTGAGTTGCTGAATGAGAGAGGATGTCCACCGAATATTGACAGTGTTACCCAGCGGAAGAAGTTCATCTTCATTATCCTGTACCTGTTTTCTCCAAGTTCGCTTGCCGGTGGGAAAATGACAGCTGGGTTACGCGAAGAGATGTCAAGGGTACTTGGGGTTCAGTCCAAGAGTACAATTTCCGACAACTGCGCTGATGTCGTGTTTCTCTATCAGAACTATGGGGATTTCAGCGGGGATATAGAGTATCTTTATACCGAAATCGTAAATCGGTTAAGAATCAAAGGGCTAATCAATTAATGAGCCGGGGCTTAGTGCTCCGGCTTTTGTTATGTGTACACGGTGTTAAAAGTAACAAATATGTTATTCCTTTCTTCATCTTTGCTTGTTTTATTGTAACAAATATGTTACTTTTGTAGTGTCAATTAAAAATGTTCTTTGATTTTATGAAGTATTCAGAGTTTTACAAATTGATTGAATCAGCTGGCTGGACAATCAAAAAGGGAAAGAAACATTATAAATATGTTCATCCCGACTTTGACTACTTTATTCCTGTTGGCAGACATCAGTCTCAAGAGATACCCAATGGTACTCTTGACAGTATGTTGAAAAAGGCAGGGTTAAAGAAGTGAAAGGACTGCACCCACTTCGGTGGGTGCTTTAATTGACGAATTTAAAATACACGATTATGAAGAAGATTAAGGCAATTATTGAAAAGGCGAATGATGGGGGTATTTCCGTATATTCGGAGGATGTGAACGGAGCGTACGGTTTTGGGCTTACAGAGCAGGAAGCGAAAGATGATTTTATGTCCGTACTTGAAGAGCAGGCTGAATATTATAAAGAAAAACATGGAGACTTTCCTGTGTGGTATAAGTCTGGGTATTCTGTTGATTACGTATATGATTTAAGCGGATTCTTCGAGGCATTTCCTTTCATAAATGCCAGTAAGTTTGCAAAGGAAATTGGCATGAATGAATCTGTCATGCGGAAATATAAGGGAAAGATTGTAACTGCTTCCGATAAACAAAGAGCTCTTATACAAGAGAGATATAATAATCTTCTCAGAAGAATGGAAGCTGTCAGATTCTGATATTCTAGCCGTGAGGCTCTGATATAAAATCAAGAACTAATTGACAACAGAAGGCGCATCATTTTGGTGCGCTTTTATTGCTTTTAATGAGGTTATCAATGAGTAAGCCGGAGTTTAATGCTCTGGCTTTACTTTTAATCTTTCACATATTTTTGGTAATACTCTCTTGTATTACTTGTTGGTAAAACAAGTGGAATGGAAAACTTTATTTTACTAACACTTTCATTTTGTATTGCATTTTCTGACGAAGTACCAACATTTATAATTTTGGCGATTCCTATTCCTGATTTATTACCTTCTTTTTCGGTAACGGAAATAGCTATGTCCATCTCTATATTTTGTACTTTGGTCTTTCGGTTATAATATTCATAATGAGATTCATTGTCAATATAATATTCTCCTTTTTCAGATTGAATATCATCGGGACAAATTAGGACATGTTTATCTTTGTATTTTTCTTGTGTTTCTGAAACAGCATCTATTATTTGACTAAGTGTTTCTTTTATAAAGTCTTTTAGTTCCATATTTTTTTATTTATAGTATTCTTTCCCTCGTATATTCTTGTGTTCCGGCATATGTGGTTCTCCGTCAAAATGTATTTTACCTCCACAGTGGGGGCAGGTGATGGTGTTGGCATCATCTTTTATATCCATATCATCAACAAAGAAGTCACCAACCTTGCATCCAATAACATCTGCTATCTTCTGTAATGTTCCTACTGTTGGATTTCTACTAAGGTTTTGGGCAAGTGTAACCCTTGTTATACCCATTTTTTTTGCAACGGATTCCATTGTGAAGCCTTTCTGCTTGATTATTGTCTTTACTTCCATGTGTGTATGATTTTAATCAGATGCAAATATAGGGGTAAAAATCGAATAAACAAATTAAATCAGCTTGTTTTGATTGAATATAGTCATTTGTATTAAAATATATTTAGATTATAATCATACTTATGCTGTTTTGTTAATATATGATAATAATCATACAAATAGTATATTTATTTATTGTATGTATGATTTTAATCATTACATTTGCATCATCAGAAACGAAGTAATAACAATTAAAAGATATACGATCATGGCAACAAAGAAGATTGATGAAAAGAAAACATTGAAGTATGCAGTAGCATTCTACTTCTGTACATCAGGTAAGATAAACTTCATGTTAGGCAATAAAATGTATCAGCATATAAATACTGTTTATGACCAAAGAGAAGATGGTAGAGGTTTCAATACCTGTGAAGTCGTTTATAATTACAAGGTTCAAAAGTACGAGGTTCTGAATGTAGATACAGAGATAGGTAACAAAGAGATTCAAATATTATAAGTTTAACCAGCAGGGCGTAAGCCCTGCGCAATATAGAAGAATATGAAAGAAAATATATTTTTAAAAGCAGTTATAGAAAAACCGTTATTGAATAATGAACCAGAAGTTTTACACCTTTTCGTTCAAATTATCAATGAAATAACTTCTTGTATGTCAGAAGACGAGTTAAGAGGCTGTATGAACTCTTTAATAGTAAGATACCCTTATTTTAAACTGTTTTTCGATTATGGTTTCGGACATAATCATATGTGGGTGAAAGCATCAGGTTCTTTAGAAAGATTGATATTGGTTGAGTTCTAATCCGGTAGCCTTATGGCTACCACAATACACACGATTATGAAAGCGGATTTAGTTTTAGTTATCAGCCCTGAAGCCCCACTGATGAAGCAACTGGGCAAGGTATTGGGTAAGATGGTAACCCCTTATGACTTCTCTACTATAGAGAGGGGTGAAAAGTACATCACCATACAGCATGATGAAACTGGGCTTGTAGTGGCTTATACGAGTGAAGAAAGATTGAATGTGAAAATGAATTAAGAATGAAGAATGTATTAGAATCTTTGAAAGAAAGTGTCAAGAGTGGTAAAATCACAATCAGAGAGGCAGCTATAAAACTGCATAAAGCAGGGTGGACGAGTTTTGTAGACGTGGATAAAACGAAACAATTACTTGAATTATGAACTCAATAAATGTAAACGGTTGCAGCGTATGTCAACCCGGTAAAGAAAATTACACCACCTACAACACCAGGTTGAGAGGTAAAAGAGTGAGAATGTACCAGTACGATTACCGTACTGAAAGTGGTGAACTCTTTGCTTGTTGTGCGCCTACCTTAGAGGCGTGTAGAGAAAGACGGGATAAATGGCTTAGTTCACGACAATAA